GGATTCCATGGTCCTGGCTCGTCGACTGGTGTACTTCGACTGGTCAATGGTTCATTGCCAATCGAAATATCGTCGGTGCGACGCTCGCAGACATTTCTGTCATGCGAGAGACGAAAAGCTGGTTCCAAACCCCTGGTAACATCAACACGCCTATAAACGTGCAGATGCATACAAAGGCTCGGAACAGAGCAACTGTGTTACCTCAAGCTCATTTCCCGTTTCTAACAGCGGGACAAATGAGCATCCTTGCTTCGTTGGCAGTGACGAGGCGGAGATAATTCGCTTTGTTCACTGCACAATCCGGGCACTTCTGCCCATTTTGTGAAGCAAGGAAGGAAGTAAAGCATGTTCGCAGATCCCACGACTGTTACCATCGACGGTAACGCGAAGGCTCTCGTTCGTATCAACCAGGATCAGTATTCCTCGGAATATCTGCTCCGGTCTACGACCGATGAGTTTCGTTTGCGCATTCGGAACAATTCGTTCTTGGATCGGAAACGCAACGTGACGATGGATCGTCACAATGTGGAACTTATCCAGACGATTTTTCCGGTGGCGCCTGCAACGCTTTCCACTGTTAGGAAAGCGTACATCGTCCTCGAGAACCAGCAGGGTGATACCCTGACTGACCCGGTGAAGATGGCAGCTGGCCTTTATGCTTGGCTTACCGCCAGCACGAATGCCAACCTTACCAAGTTGGTGAACTTCGAGAGTTAGATCTCGGAGTCAACTCAGTAATGGGAGTGTGATCTGTGGCTTGGAATTGAACCCTACCGAAAGGCAGCGTCAATGCAAAGCCAAGTGAATGCTCTACTTCATGTTGCGTCAGGTATCCTTAAAGATATCCTGGCGGTGTACCCTGCACAAAAGGAAAGTCTTTCTCGTGATTACGAGAGGATCGCCCTTTATTGTAGGACACGAGGAATAGGGTTCTTTACCCTAGACCTCCCAAACCTTGAGTCCCTCTTATTGAGGGGCTTGAGAGATGGGCGCCTTCCGTTAGAAGGTCCGGTTTCTCACCGGGTATCTTCTAAGGTCAAGGTACCGAGATTATTCTCGGGACTATGGCTGCGCGTGTTCGACAAGAGTGCATGCTTGAAACAGGACGTAGACATCACTGCTCTATTCTTTCTAAGACAAATTCTTGTCTTAGGTAAAAAGCTAGAGCTTGGTTGCACTTTCAATCGTCAACAAACGACTGTTAGGGCATACCACGATGTCGAACGTTCCCTTCGTGCCCCCACCCTCGGGTGGGAATACGACAGGGTCACGTCCTCAGTCCAATCTGTCGACGATAACCTCAGATCCATTTTCGATGGATCTGAGCCGTCAGCAGACGATCAATATCGCTGTGATAGCGGTAGCGGTCGCAGTGGTTGTGATATTCTTCTTAGTGCTCTTCCCAAAGAAGCACTGAGGAAGTACCATATCCACCAGAGGACTGTACGTGACGCTGATATCCCTGCTTTGCATTCTGTGCATCTCGCTCAGGCTGCAGACAGGTCTGATGTGTGGAATGTGGATCTTCCCTTATTCAAGGATGATCACATTCCACGAGTTCATCAGTCTGAGGATATCAGTATCCTGGATAAGATTCAGTCAGTTGCTGATCTTATCATCGGTTCATTTCCCACACTGGACCCAGTCCTTCTTTCAGAAGAATGTGAATCGGAAGGGAAAGGAATCGGTTTCAAGCACGGACCTGGAGCTGTTGCGGAACGTAAGAAGAACTGGGAGAAATCCAAGTTCGTCACGTGGCCGCACAAGCTTGAAGGTGTTTTCCCTTACGTCTTTTGTGGTAGGAATGCCACATCCGATTTAGGGGACAAGCTTATTAACCATGAGCTTGCTTCTCGTCTGATTGCAGTTCCCAAGACCTCAAAAGGGCCTCGGTTAATTGCAGCGGAGCCAGTTGCACACCAATGGTGCCAACAACTGATCCTTAGATTTCTCTTCGAACAATGTAAGAAGCAGTTTACCAGGGATGGTTTCTGCTACTTCATTGATTTCGCAGATCAATCGAAGTCAGGCGATTTGGTCCTTCAGGCTTCCTTGGACGGCTCTCTTGCTACCGTTGACTTATCGGATGCAAGTGACCGCCTTACGTGTTGGACCGTGGAGCGTATCTTTAGAAGGAATCCTTCTATTGTTAGCGCTCTGCACGCCGCACGCACGAGGTACCTAAGAGATGATATCTCTCAGGTTTCAAGCTTCTTGAAACTCAAGAAGTTTGCCTCGCAAGGTACAGCTACGACTTTTCCAGTTATGTCGATTGTCATGCTCTGTATCGCTCTTGGCGCAAGCCTTGATGGACCAGTTACATGGAATGCGATCTGGAAACTTCGTGACCAAGTCCGCGTGTTCGGTGATGATATTATCATACCGACACGTGGGTATACGCGACTAGTGCGCGCCATGGACCTTCTTCAGTTGAAGGTTAATACGACCAAGTCGTATTCAACCGGAAACTTCAGAGAGTCGTGTGGCGTTGATGGCTACTTGGGCCACGATGTGACCCCTGTAAAACCAAAAACACTCGTCGCCAACAGCCCTTCTGAAGTCCAGTCTCTGATCGACATGGCCAATAACCTTTTTCGTAAAGGCATGTGGCAAGCGTCAGAGGCTGTCCTGAGCCTCATTCCTCGTAACGTGGTTAACACGCTGC